ATTCTACTCAGTATTAAACATAGAATTCAATCTTTGGGGTTGGGTTAGAAACATGTGTAAGTACGGTGACTTCTATTTAAAGATGGAAATCTCTGAGAACTTCGGTATTTACAACGTTGTTCCATTCTCGGCTTACAATATCGTTAGGCAGGAAGGTTTTAATCCTCACAATCCAAACGAGGTAAGATTCAAATTCGATCCTAACGCAGCTTTAGGTGCAACCACTGGTTACACTTCGGCTTACAACAATCAAGATCCAGGAATTTGGTTCGATAACTACGAAATGGCTCACTTTAGATTTACCGGAGACGTAAACTACTTACCTTATGGAAAGTCTTACTTAGAAAACGCAAGAAAGCTATTCAAACAATACACTTTGATCGAGGATGCAATGCTTATCCACAGAATCGTAAGGGCTCCGGACAAAAGAGCGTACTACGTTAACGTTGGCGCCATTCCTCCTGCTGAAGTTGAGAACTACGTTCAAAGAATGATGAACAAAATGAAGAAGACTCCATTAGTGGACCCTTCTACAGGTCAATACAACATGATGTACAACGTACAAAACATGTTAGAAGACTACTTTATTCCATTCAGAGGTAACGGAGACACTACAAGAATCGATACAATCCCTGGTTTGACTTACAACGGTATCGAAGACGTACAATACTTCAGAGAAAAAGTATTTGCTGCGTTAAAGATTCCTAAAGCGTTCATGGGATACGAAAAGGACTTAACCGGTAAAGCAACTTTAGCGGCTGAAGATATTCGTTTTGCTAGAACGATCGAAAGAATCCAAAGAATTATAGTATCTGAGCTTAAGAAGATCGCATTAGTTCACTTGTACGCTAACGGCTACGAAGACGAATCAATGGCGAACTTCCAATTGAGCTTGACTGGACCTTCTATCATATACGAACAAGAAAGATTGTCTATGTTGAAGGAGAAAGTCGACTTAATTAACCAAGCTTCTGAAGCTGCGAGCTTACCAAGAGACTATATCTGGAAGAACGTATTCCATATCTCTGAAGATGAGTTTGGTGAAATGGAAGACATGATCATCGAGGACCAAAAACGCAAGTTTAGATACAAACAAATTCAAGAGGAAGGAAACGACCCTGTTGAAACAGGCCAAGCGTTCGGTACGCCTCACCAATTGGCTAGTTTGTACGGTGGTAAACAAGATGGTAGCCTAGACGTACCTTCAGGATACGACGAATTGGATCCAAACAGACCAACAAAAGTTCCTGGAAGACCTCAGAAGTACAAATCTACTTACGCTACTGACGATTCTCCATTTGGCCGCGACAGATTGGGATCTTACGATCTTAAAGCAAATGCAGAGACCGGAGAAGACAGTTTCAAACCTAAATTTAAGGGCGGACCATTGAATATGGAAGGCACGGCTCATACCAAAGCTTTGTTCAACCAATACAAAGGAGCTTTAAAGAAAATGTTCCCTGACAGAAAGGTAAATTTATTCGAATCCACTACCCTGGACGAAAGTAACATTATAGAAGACTCAGAAAAATAATAACATATTTATTGGTAGCCGATTTACAAACACTATGGCAGTAAAACATTCTAAATATCGCAACACTGGAATTCTTTTTGAATTACTTGTTAGACAAACTACAGCTGATCTTTTGGAGAACAAGGATTCCAAAGCGGTAAAAATATTGAAAAAGTACTTTACCAATACTGACCTTGGTAAAGAGTACAACTTGTATAATACATTAGTTACTAGCAAGAAATTAACAGAATCAAAGGCAGAAGTACTTATTTCTACTGTAGTGGATCAATACAAAAAGATCGATTTTGAAACTACGAACAGATTGAAGTACAACTTAATTAAAGAGATCAAAAGACATTACAAGTTGGAAGAATTCTTTACGGCTAAAGTGGATAATTACAAATCTTACGCTTCAATATACACAATATTCGAATCTCAATACTCAAAGCAATCTGATACAAAACAGCTTGTTGCTAACAAAATTACATTGTTAGAGAAAATCAGCAGAGAGGATATTAAAAACAAAAAAGTTCCTGCTTCTCTAGTGGAAGAGTTGATGAAAGAGGACAAAGAGATTAGATTGATGACTTACAAAATATTAGTAGAGAAGTTCAACGACAAGTACGGAACTCTTTCAATAAAGCAAAAGGGATTATTAAAAGAATACATCTCAAGCATTTCAGATACCACTACATTAAAAGAATCTTTGAACAAAAGATTGTCTTCTATTAAGAAAGAATTGATCTCTTTATCCAAATCGGTAGAAAGCCCGGTAATTTCCATTAAATTAAACGAAGTAATTAAGCTAATATCTCCAATCAAAGAAAACATTGGAGTTAAAGACGAAACAATCACTAGCATTTTACAGTATTACGATTTAATAGACGAATTAAAATCAGTTAAGTAATGAAGAAAGCGTGGTCACTTCAATTCATGACGCAAAAGATGCTATCGGAAGATCAACACCCAGACGTTGTATTTTCTATTAGCAACGAAGGCTTAGCTACTTTATTGAACAACGATTACAAGAAGAAATTTAGACCTATAGACGGTTCAGGATCAGGTTACTACGTAATGAAGAACGCCGATTTCGATGCTTTCGTAGACCAAGCGTCTCAATACATTCGCAAACCTATGGACTACATAGAGATTAAGAACGAAATGAGACCCGATATTACTTTGGGATACGAACCACAACCAGGATCGTTAAAAGAAGACGGCGGTGGTACAGCAACTGGAACTGGCGCTAGCTTTTCTGCCGGTACTGGCGAGCAATACGCTCCAGGTTTGGACGTTCCAAAGAAAAAATACGCAGGTCCTTACGCTAAAAAAGCAAAGAAAGAGTCAAAAGACTACTCTCAAAGATATCAAGGTACACAAACTACGGTTCAAGAAAAGAAAACAAAAGCTCCAAAGGACGTTGAGCCTAAATTGGTAGCCGGTAAAGCTAAGAATTACGTTAAAGACAAATGGGGTTGGACTGCAGCGCCTAAAATACCTAACAGACCAACTAAGGGAGGCTTTATATACAAAGAATTATTCGAAAACTACAATAGATTCAAAAAAGAAACTAAAACTAGGGACGAAAATCAACAATACAACGAGGCTATTAAGCTAGTAAGAAAGAAATTAGACGAGGCGAACAAGATATTGGACTACTCGACTAGATTAAAGGAAGAATTTCCAAACGGACCTTACTACGAAGCTAAGTCTCACACAAAAAAGTCAATAGACAAACTAAAAACAAAGGTTGCCGAAGCTTATAAAAAAATCAAAAATCTAGGTTAAAAAAATGGCAAAACCAAAAGTTGCAGGAAGTAGCGAAAAGTCTACGTTCGGAAAAAGAAAAGCAGGTCAAGAAGGTGGAAAGAAAAGTTATAACAAACACAGTCCTAAACCCAAAGCATACAGAGGTCAAGGAAGATAGTTAAATATTTATTAGCATGACAACAGTAGATTTATACAAACAATTAAAGGAAGGTAAGATCACAGAATCTAAATTCTTGTACGAAGTACGTAGAGATAACAACCTGCCTTTTATCACAAACTTAACGTCTTTCAAAGATGCTGAGCAGATTCTTAAGAACAAGAATATTATTCAGGAATGGGCAAAAGACGACAAAGAAGTGATCGCAATCATTGACAAGTTGAATCCATACAGATTTAAAAGAGCGATGTACGCTGAATTGGCTAAATTAGACAACGTTGATGAACCTACTTACATCAAAGTTAGAGAGAAAGTTGCTAGAAAGATGGCAGCGGATCCAATGGCTTATAGAGAAGAGGAATTCATGAACTCTAAAGACATCGAAAAGAAAGATGCTAAGCTTCAAATGGAGCCAGTGAGCAAAGGATTAAAACACGAAGGTCAGCCAATGACAAAAATCAAAGGCCAAGAGACTTTAAGAGCTCAACACGCACCAAAGACAGAAAATAAGAAAGGTAAGCCAAAAGGTGTTAAAGAATTGACTTACAAAGCTAAAAAGGCAAAAGGTATTACGGAAATAATGCCAGAAACCAAAAAAGAGAAGATCGTAGAAAGCTTATTTAGCAATCTATTTAAAAAAAAAGTTAAGTTAACAGAGGATACTCATCATAGATTCGGTATCGGACAATCAGTTCCATTACCTGAGAAAGATAGAAAGGCGTTTGGCTGCGAATCTGGAACTGTAAAAGATATTAAAGGCGGTACTTTATACTTAGAGTTAGAAGTAACCGACGAACAAGGACAACCTTTGGAGATCTCAAGACAAGTGAACGTAATAGAACACGAGTTAGGAGGAAAACCAGAGATGCCAAAAGAAAAAATCGTCGAGCCAGTGATCAATAATCAAGGCCATGCTTTAAAAACGGGTCAAGAAGTAACCGACGAGAGAGGAAACAAAGTTAGAATCGACGGCTTTAAGAAAGACAGATACGGTAAGATCGAAGCTTTAATCAAAGCAACGAGTGGAATGTTCTATCACGGCGTTAACGTAGACGGATTGACTCCTATCGAAAACGAAGTAGAAGAAACAAAACAATCCAAAGTGAAAAAAGAAGATAAGCTTAAAGAATTGTTCAATAAACTTAAAGAGGTATCCAAAAAGAACCTTGAAGAGGGCAAAAAGAAGAAGAAAACAATCGAGGAAGACGAAGATCAACCTCAACCTGGCGTTCCTGAAGTTTCTGTAGACGATAAAGAGACTCAAGAAAAATTAAAGCAACAGAAGAAACCGTTTATAACATACAAACAATAATGGGCAAACAACTATTAATAGAGCACGCGTTATTTAATCCGATCACTTCTTTACACGAGGGAGTTAAGAATCGTAATGGCAACATGGTAGTTGTTGGTCAAGTACAGGCTAGCGATAAGCCCAACGCGAACAAGAGAATTTATCCTTACGAAATTCTAGAAAGACAAGTAGAGAAATACATCGCAGGCCCAATCAAAGAAAACAGAGCTTTGGGTGAATTGGATCACCCTGATACTTCGGTTATCAACCTAAAAAACGTTAGCCACAACATTACAGAACTTTGGTGGCAAGGAAAAGATCTTTACGGTAAGATCGAAATACTTCCAACTCCTTCAGGAAACATTCTAAAGCAACTATTTGAGAATAATATAACCGTAGGGATCTCATCGAGAGCTATGGGATCAGTTAC